ACAGACAGGGACGTTCCTTCAAGAGACTGAATGAACTCTTTGCTATGACAGGTCAGGTTGGTTTCCTTGCAAGTCAGAGACTTGACGGCAAGCTGATTCTACCGGAAGCGATCAAAACACTCACCATCAAGAAAGCGTGATGTAAATGATAACGCTGAAAGAAACGAAAAATTATCTGCGAGTGGATTATGATGAGGACGACAGGCTGATTCAGAATCTGCTTTCCACAGCAAAAAATCTGGTAATGGACGTTGGCAGAATGGACGAATCAGCACTTGCTGAAAATGAAGATACTGTGCGGACTGCAATGCTTTTCGCACTTGGGTATCTTTATGAAAACAGGAGTAATCCGGATTACAAAAAGCTGACCTTAAATCTTCGTTCAATTTTGTTTGCACAGCGAGAGGGTGTGATGTAATGGAAATCGGAACTTTGAATCAGAGAATTACCATTCTGGAGCATAGAACTGTTATTGATGAGATTGGAAATCACATCACCAAGTGGGAAGAAACATTTTCCTTATGGGCAAAGGTGATTGTAAAAACAGCAAGTGAAACCACGGATGCAGGAATAACCAAAGAGGTACAGAAGTTGGAATTTCTCGTCCGTCAAAGTCCTGCATCGCTGAACATCAACAGCACCAATTTCCGTATTCTTTTCAGGAATAACATTTACAATGCCACCGGAATTACCTCCTTATACGACCACAACAACTACATGAAAATTGAGGGTGAGATACGAAAGGCAGGTGCTTCCGATGACTACAGTTGATGCAATGGCTGATGAGATTATGAAAGGTCTGACAGACTACGCTGATCTTGCAGATGAGGCAATGAAAAAGACAGTCCGAAAAACTGCAAAGTCTGTAAAAGATGAAATATCTGCAAACGCTCCAAAGCGAACAGGTGCGTATTCAAAAAGCTGGACTGTCAAAAAGACTGGCGAAAACAGTCACTCTTTGGAGATGACAGTACATTCTAAAAACAGATATCAACTGGCACACCTTTTGGAAAAGGGGCACGCTAAGCGTGGCGGTGGACGTGTATCCGGAAAACCGCATATTGCTCCTGCGGAAGAAAAAGGTGTACAGCTTTTTGAGAAACTTATCGAGGGGGCGTTGTCATGACCTACGAACAAATCGCAGAAATGATGGAGGAGATGGGACTGCCTTTCGCCTACCACCATTTCGCCGAGGGCGAAAGCCCTGCACCGCCTTTTTTGCTGTTCTTATCTCCCGGCGAGAATACATTTTCTGCGGATAATTTGGCATATTTCAGTTGCAAACAGCTGGACATTGAATTGTACACAGACAAAAAGCAGCCGGAATTGGAAGAACAGGTGGAGTCAGTGCTTTCCCAGCATGAGATTTATTACACAAAAACAGAAACATTCATTGATTCGGAAGAATTGTATGAAGTACTCTATGAGATGGAGGTTTAAGTCCTATGGCAAACAAAAAGAATAAGGTCAAATTTGGTTTGACCAATGTACACTACGCTAAAATCAAGGACTGGGTAACCGATGCCAGCGGAGCCAATTTGACACCGGTCTATGTGGATCCGGTGCGTCTGCCGGGTGCGGTTTCCATTTCCATTGATGCAAACGGCGAAAACGAAAATTTTTATGCCGACGACATCGTATACTACGTAATTTCCAACAATTCTGGCTATGAAGGTGATTTGGAAATCGCCCTGATTCCTACAGATTTCTCTACAGATATTCTGGGAGAAATCCTGGACAGCAACGGCGTTTTGGTGGAACGGAATGATGATGAAGTATCACAGTTTGCGTTGCTGTTTGAATTCACCGGAGATAAGCGGAAGATTCGCCATGTTCTCTATTGCTGTTCCGCCTCCCGTCCGGCAACAGAGGGACAGACTACCGAGGACAGCAAGGAAGTAAAAACAGAAACCATCTCCATCAAGGCTTCGGCTTTGCCGAACGGTCTGGTAAAGGCAAAGACCTGTGAATCCACAGATGCTTCTACTTATGATGGCTGGTACAAGAACGTATACACACCGGCAGCCGGAACGGCTTCCAAGACCACTGTGAAAGCATAAGGAGGGTGCAGTATGGCAATTCAGAAGAACATCACCATTGATGGGATTGATGTGCCGTTCAAGGCGAGTGCGGCAGTTCCCAGGCTGTATCGTTTGAAATTTCGCAGAGATATTTATCAGGACTTTGCAGCACTGCAAAAATCTGTGGGAGAAAAAACAGAGGATTCCTCTGCACTGGACATTGAAAGCCTTGAGGTGTTCGAGAATATCGCCTACATCATGGCAAAACACGCTGATCCGGAGAACGTGCCGGACAATCCCGACGAATGGCTCGAAGCCTTCAACACATTCTCCATTTACGAGGTGCTGCCGCAGCTCATTGAACTGTGGGGACTCAACGTGGAGACGCAGGCGGAGTCTAAAAAAAACATCGCAAAACTGACCGCCCGATGACAACGCCCCTCTTCCTTCTCCGATGTGTGCAGATCGGGCTGTCCCTCTCGGAGCTTGATCTGCTCACGATCGGAGTCGTGAATGATATGTTCACCGAAAAGGAAAATGACGAGTGTCATTATGATGTGCTGGCGGATCAGAGGGATTTTGATGCGTTTTGATTACAAGTCATTTTCCTGTATTCTTTTTTGAGCAATGCCGTATACTTCTTCATCGGCTCTGGCACCAATTACAATAATCAGCATCTTATCATTTTGCTTGACAACTTTGTATACGACTCTAAGACCTGCACTTTTCAGTTTGACTTTCAGAAAGCCAGTTAAATCATTGCCGTTTTTGTTTCCAAGCGGTTTCCCATATCCGCCTTCATAAACAGGAAGCGGATTTTGTTTCACTTTCTTGATTGCTTTTAAGACCAGTATTCTTTGACTTCCGTCAAGCGATTTTAAATCACTTTCGGCTTCCGGCAGATATTCTACTTCCCAATTCATTCAAATTCTACCTCATCAAAGTCGGATAAATCGTCGTCTGTGATTCCGAGGTCTTTCATAACTTTTTCTTCCGGAATCGTTTCTTCCGGATTGAATTTTTCCATTCGTTTTACAGCCAGAGTGAGTAAGCGGGCATCATTCACTTCATCCATCAGGCTGACATATTCATCCGGAGAAAGAAGCACACATTCCGGTGCATTGTTTTTCATAACAACTTTTGCACCGCTGTTTTTGACATCCTGAAAAATTTTTCCTGCAAGTCCACGATTGAACTGCGAAATAGAAATGGTATTTTGAATTGCTGCAATAATATTCATACGCTACACCTCCACTTATAGTATACGTCATTTTTGCAGAAATGTCAATAGATTTACTGATAAAAAAGCTGATATTTTTTAGAACTGAGGTGATTACATGGCAAACCGCATCAAAGGCATTACCGTAGAAATCGGCGGCGATACCACCAAGCTGTCCAAAGCGCTGGAAGGTGTCAACAAGGACATCAAAGGTACGCAGACGCAGTTGAAAGATGTCCAGAAACTGCTGAAGCTTGATCCCACCAACACGGAACTTTTATCCCAGAAGCACAAACTGCTGGCAGATGCGATATCTGCCACCAAAGAAAAGCTGGAAGTGCTGAAAACTGCCGCAGAACAGGCAAATACCGCTCTTGCAAATGGCGAAATTTCCCAGCAGCAGTATGATGCTCTACAGCGTGAGATCATCGAAACCGAAAACGAACTGAAACGCCTGACCACAGAAGCAAACAATTCTCACACCGCCTTGGAAAAGATGGGTGTTCTGGGTGAAACGCTGCAGTCCGCCGGAGACAAGATCTCTGACGTGGGACAAAGGCTTTTGCCGGTCACTGCCGGTGTCGCGGCTTTGGGAACCATTGCCGTGAAAACTGGTGCGGATTTCGATTCTGCCATGTCAAAAGTGGCAGCTGTTTCGGGGGCGACCGGTTCAGAGATGGATGCTCTCCGGGAAAAAGCACGTGAAATGGGCAGTAAAACGAAGTTCTCTGCAAGTGAGGCTGCGGATGCTATGAACTACATGGCGATGGCAGGCTGGAAAACCAACGATATGCTCAGCGGTATCGAAGGTATCATG